ATTTTACTTTCCCTGTACGTCGTGATAACTAACATTATCCGTACAACATGGAATGTCACCAATTTTTTCGCTAACGCAGCGATACGTATTGGTGGCTCAACAGCACAAACAATGTTGGAAACTATTCTGATGTTGGTTTTCTTGTATGCAACCGTCACATTCTGCCGTACAATCCTTAGAGCGTACAGATGGTGCAGACCCAGTTTCACATTAAAACCTAAAGGAGAAGATAAAACCGCAAAATTTGTGCAACAGAGAAAATTGGGCAATACAATTGTGTTTGAGTTTTTAGTTGATGATCAACTAATTAGCGTACCTATTGATGATAGTCTTCGTACTGTTGACGAAATGGCTATGCCTAACAGTGATCTTTTTGTCAGTACCACGCGACCCGTCGGCGCTGTGCTTGTTAGTACTGACAAAACTGAATTAGCTGTATTAGGCTGCTTCTTTCGTCACGGCGATTATTTAATCACAGCAAAACACGTCGCTAACGCTATTTATAGCGGTATAGCTGACGTCTTTTTGACTGGTTTGGTGAATGCTAATCGCGGTGTTAGCCGTGTTAATCTCAACGCTTGTCGTGTTGACAAAACATTATTTGATGTTGACAGCAATCTTTTCACTAAAGACAATGACGTTTTTATTGTCAAACTTGATAAGAAAACCTGGTCCGTCATTGGTGTTGGTCAAGCCTCCGTCAAGAAACCTAGCTTATACAATCAAACAGTCAGCGCTGTTGGTTTTGTAAACGAAGTCTTGATGACGAGCAATGGCAAAACTTTGAATGGCAGCGGTTGTTATGAATTGTGGCATACAGCCACCACAAACCGAGGCTTTTCAGGTAGCCCTCTTTTTTCTGGTAATAGTGTCGTCGCGATGCATGTAGCAGGCACAACTAACAATAATGTTGCTGTGCGCATCGAAACCATCCTAAGTGAATTACCCGTTGAAGAAGCTAACGTATTTACCAGTAATCATGCTGTAATAACAGATATTCGTGATGATTGGAAATACGAAGGTGATAGCTACGATTACGATGCTGATGAATATGGTCATAATTTCATCAGCAAACGTGGACGGGTTTTCCTTAATCTTAGTGATGATGAGGCGGACGAACGTTTTCCTACGCTACGTAAGAATAAATTTGACCAGTTTATGGACGAAGAAGACGAGAAAGACCGTCAGTCCACTAAACTAAGATTTCCTCGACGTAGGCAGGCTCATTATCAGGATGAGAACGCTAGTCCGACTGGTTTCACGGAGTTAGCACGTGATGCACCAGTGCACTGCAACAACAACCCACGAGAGTCGGTTCAAGTTGCAGCTTACCTCGACGATAATGCCGAGACACTTAGTAAATTGGGTTTTGATTACGATAAATATACTTATCCTGATATCAACCCTGATACTGAGTGTGAGTCAGTTGTGCGTCATTTGAAATTGTACAATGAACGCAACGAATGTATTAAAACAACACCTAATGAAAATGAAACGGAACGTATCGTGCAGCTTGTTGCGCAATTGTGTAAGGCCAACCGATATGAACCTTCCGTTAATTATAAAAGTGCTGCTAATGCTATTCGTATAATTGACTCGTCAGCCGTTAAAAGTGGTAATAGTCCTGGACATCCGTACCAAAGTTCAGGAATGCCCATTAATTCGACTGTTATTTCTAAACTGACCAAAAATGGTTTAGCTGAAATAATACTTAAAGAATGGGACTCTGATTTTCAACTTAAATGTTTCTTAAAAGCTGAACCTACTAAGA